GACATCCAACAAGCCAAACGATTTGCAGACGCAATCCATGCCAAGTATCCAGACCAGCTGCTGGCCTATAACTGCTCACCCAGTTTCAACTGGCGCAAATTTTTGTCTGAAGAAGAATGTGAAACATTCCAGCGAGAACTTGGCGAATTAGGCTACCGGTTCCAGTTCATTACATTGGCAGGTTTTCACAGCGTTAACTTGGCCACATTTGAACTTGCTGAAGCCTATCGCGAACGTGGCATGGCTGGCTACGCAGAAATGCAGGAGCGCGAGTTTGCAGCTCAAGAGCGTGGGTTCACCACAGTCAAACATCAACGTGAAGTTGGCGTGGGATATTTTGACTTGATCAGTGAAGCTGTTGGTGCTACAAGCACAGTGGCCAACAAGCACAGCACCGAAGCACATCAATTTTAATGACTGACCACGAAGCATACAGTTTATATCCTAGAGACAATATCTGGTATAATAAACTGTATCTTGCAGAAAGATTGGGTTATAACGCAGGTTACGGGTTGATCCCTCATGATGGTGAGTTTGTTATCAAACCAACAATTAATTTACATGGTTGTGGTATAGGAGCCAAGATTGGTTATTATAAAAGAAATGACCCAGTGCCACATGAATATTTTTGGAGTGAAGTTTTTACTGGTAGACACATCACTATAGACTACAGTAAAATCAACGGTCATTGGCACCAAGGACATACTTTTGAAGGACTCAAAGACGATCAAGATGATTTGTTAAAATTTAGTTTGTGGCGTAGAGTAGAATATCCTTATGTTCTTCCTGAAATTTTTAATGACATACACAGTGAAAATTTAAATATAGAAATAATAGGTGATAAGATCATTGAGGTTCACTTGCGACACAATACAGATCCAGTTGAACATGATTGTTTTATTCCTATATGGAGCAACGAACAAAAATGTCCAACGGGCTATGTGAGAATCGATGATCTTGAACAGCATCCTGGCCGGCTAGGATTTTTTATAAGGGAAGAACATGAGTAAAGAACAATACAATTTAAAATCAAAAACAGACTATTTGAATCGCAAAATGTTTTTAGATCCAGCTGGTCCTGTGACCATTCAGCGATTCGAAGAAGTCAAATACAACAAGCTGGCCAAGTTTGAGCAAGAGGCACGTGGCTTTTTCTGGGTGCCTGAAGAAATCAGTCTCACCAAAGACGCACAGGATTTCAAGGAAGCATCAGACACAGTAAAGCATATCTTTACCAGCAATCTGTTACGCCAAACAGCGTTAGACAGTTTACAAGGTCGTGGCCCAAGCCAAATCTTTACTCCAGTTGTAAGTCTTCCAGAACTAGAAGCCTTGGTCTACAACTGGACATTCTTTGAAACCAACATCCACAGTCGCAGTTACAGTCACATTATTCGAAACATTTATAATGTGCCTAAAGAAGTATTCAATACCATCCACGATACCAAAGAGATTGTGGACATGGCTTCTAGCGTGGGCAATTATTACGACAAACTACATCTGATCAACTGTGTGATTGAAACAGGCGAAAAAATTGATGAGGAAAAACATATCCGGGCCATTTGGATGGCACTGAATGCCAGTTATGCATTAGAAGCGTTCCGTTTCATGGTCAGCTTTGCTACCAGTCTAGCCATGGTGGAAAACAAGATCTTTATCGGCAACGGCAACATCATCAGTCTTATTTTACAGGACGAAATCTTGCACAAGGATTGGACTGCCTGGATGATCAATCAAGTGATCAAGGAAGATCCACGTTTTGCACGAGTCAAGCAAGAGTGCGAAGCCGAAGTATATCAAATGTATCTGGATGTGATCCGTGAAGAAAAGGCCTGGGCCGACTATCTGTTCAAGCATGGTCCAGTGATTGGTCTCAATGCACAGATTCTCAAAGATTTTGTTGATTATACAGCCGCTGCTGCCCTCAAAGAGATTGGTATCAAATATCAAAGTCCTGCCCCAAAGTCTACTCCAATCCCTTGGTTCAACAAGCATGTCAACACCAGCAACAAACAAACTGCACTGCAGGAGAGCGAATCAACTAATTATGTTATTGGTGTGATGAGTGACAATCTCGACTACGACGCACTACCACAACTATAAGGAGAACAAAATGAAAGCTATTGTATGGTCAAAATATCACTGCCCTTTTTGTGATCAAGCCAAGGCCTTGCTCAAGCAAAAAGGCATTGAGTTTGAAGAAAGAAAGATCGGCGATGGATTTACCAAAGAGGATCTACTGGAAGCAGTGCCTACAGCACGAACAGTGCCACAAATCTTTCTCGATGATAAACTCATAGGCGGGTTCACCGAACTCAAACAACATTTAACAGAAAGCGCATAAATGCAACTCACAGCAGAACCAGGACAAGTTTATACCTTTAAATTAAACAGCGGAGAAGAACTCATTGCCAAAGTCAAACAGGCTGGCGGCGATTGGATTGAAATTGAGAATCCAGTCAGCGTGGCACCTGGCCCCCAAGGTATGGGACTAGTGCCGTCGATGTTTACCGCAGGTATTGACGCAGAAATCAAGCTAAATACTGCAAGTGTATCCATATACGCATTGACAGAAGATGCTGTAAAAATGAAATACATCGAAGCTACAACTGGAATTCGAGTTCCAGACAAAAAAATCATAATGGGGTAAGGAGTATATCATGGCAGCACCAATGCAACGTGTAGGCGACTTCAACAGCGGCGGCGGCATAATTGTCAGCGGTGGTCACCGCAATGTGTTGGTCAACGGAAGACCTGCTGCTACTCCTTTTGCTGTAGTAACTCCGCATATAGGTTGCGGCAAGAAAAATCTGAAAAGTCTGCTGCACTGTCTTGCTCTAACTTTGCCAGGTTCATCTACTGTAAAAATCAATGGCGAACCGGTGATAGTAACCGGGGTTCCGGATACTTGTGGGCATAGTAGAGCAGGCGGAAGCCCCAATGTTGTATCTGCTGGCGGCGCAGGATTGATTGGTCAAGCCCTTAGCCTTTATAACACTGTATCAAGCCTTCAAAATCTTGCTAGCCGCTTGTCAGCAGGACCTCTGGATATTCAACCCGGTGAAGGCCTATAATGACATTTGGAACTCTAAGTTCAGTTAATTTAATTGCAGGTGCTGGCATTCTTGGCAATGTGGGCGGCGTGCCAATTTCTGCCAACTCTGCGGTAATAAACAGCATAGACACTTATTTTGCTATCCCGGCAGTAACACAATTTGCCAATGTCAAATTCACTGGAGCAAGTGTGTTAACTGCCAACACTGCTGCGGCAGAACTCTATAATCTAGCAGCCAATGTTTTTCCTGCCCTCACCGACGCAGTTCCTGTTTCATACATCAGCAACATTGGTAACACCCCGGTGGGCGGTTTTACCGAAGTAACACTCAATGAAATAAACAACATTTTGGGCAATGGCGATATTGGTATATTTGAACAGGTTTTTGCCTCAGCAGATGCTTTTCGCTTCAGCTCAAATCAACTCATTGACAGTGCAGTCAACGCCAACAACGCATCAGCTGACGCAACTTTTATCAGTCAAGATGCGACTATGACCGGAGGAATGAGTCAAATAAGCCAGGCTTTTCTGGCATTTGGACTAGATCTGCTTGCGTTGGGTCAGTCCATTGATCTCAATAATTTACCTAATATAGGTAGTCCAGAAGCACTGTTAAGACAAATCTATACCAGTTCCAATGGTGTGCCTGAACTCACAACTGCCTTGACTCAGGCCGGTATTGATCAATTTTTGCTCAGCAATCTCGGTAGCATTAACATGACCGACGAGCAACAAAAAATTGCGTTTGAAGTCATGACCAAAATCACCAGACAGCCCTTGGTGCAAATTTTAAGACTGTTGAGAGTAACCACCACTGGAATTGTTAATTTGGCCGATTTGTTGAATCCTGTAAAAGCCTTTCCTCGAAGCTTTAACACTTTGACAGCACCTACTGCCAATGGACTGCGTGCTGTTTATATCAATAGCTCGGGTGCTGTGAACACCAACTTAGAAACTGAATTACCCACAAATGTTTTGGTGCCACTACAGGGTTACAGCATCACCAGAAATACCTACAGTCAGCTCAAAAAAATCATTCCCCCAGACTGGGCTCTGGCCAACAAAGCATTGCAGGCTGGCCTGCAACAAGTAAAGTCGATCTTTAATGCTGACTTAACTGCATTGAGCGCAGCCACAGGAAATTTAGAAACCAACAAAGGACTGGATCTTATCAATGCACTGACCAGTCCACTGCCTCCTGAAGTGGTTGCGTTTTATGAAAATACCTTTGTTTCGGGCTCCGGAAAAAACGGCACAGTGTTGTTGGCAGATGTCATTGGCAGTGCCGCAGGTTGGGTAGTGACCGCAAACATTTCCACAACAAGTTCCATAATATCCAGTCTTGACAGTGCGGGTGCACTCAACAGTCTGACCAATGGCACCAATGGTGTCTACACTGTGATGCAAAACACTCTGGATGGATTATATGGCACAGGCAACAGTGTGGTTATTCCTGGTGGTCTCCCAGCAGCTGGAACGTATGGCAGTCTTGATGACGCATTTACAGGCCCGGGCGCACCAGGAACTGGTCTTATTCCAGCAGCCTATTCGGCCATTGCTGTAATTGTCAGTAACAATGCCAACTCAGTGGCCAATGCTGACTCGGCCTGGAGCAATGCTGCTGCACAAATATCAGGCGAATTTATTTTTCAGAGTCAGGCCGGGCTAGAATTTGCCAACTTGATTCCCAATCAGCAGCCCACTGGATTAGTCAACAATTTGTCATCCTACGGACTTGACACCGAAGTTGGCGGCCCTGCATTCATACTGGAATCAGTGGCCAACACAGCAACATTGGGTGGCCAAGCCATTGTATCTACCATGCGTGAAGCTCGCAATCAAATTCGTTTGCAAAGTGCCGGAGTGCAAACAGAAATTGTTGTGAGTGATATAGTGCCGCAGCCTCAAGCAACATTGAGCTCTGGGCAATACACTGTGGCAGAAGCAGTGAATCAAAAAATCATTTGACAAAATAACCCGTTTTCTTGCAGTAATACTTGGGTATTACAAAAAAAGTAATACCCAAGTATTACAATATTCGAGTTGACCAAAAAATCAATTTCGGCTATAATACATGTATGGAAATTAAAAAAGCAGCCCGCAAGCGCCGTCGGGACACCAAACATGCAATCTACGTGATCACTAATCTGATCACTCAAGAACAATACGTCGGCATCACTGTTTGTGGTCAGCAGGTTCAACGAGCGCTGCGAGTTCGAATCCAAAAGCACATCCGCCGAGCTGTGACCGAAAACAAGGATTGGGGTCTGTGCTCTAGCATCCGTGAACACGGTGTTTCGGCATTCACTTATGGGGTGATCGAGTTTGTGCGTGGCCGCCGCCCTGCCCATGCTCGTGAGCGTGAATTGATCCGCGAATTCAATCCTGCTCTGAACACTCGTTGACCCGCTTGACCAAAAATTCAGCATCTGCTATAATACCACACATAGACAACAAGGAGTTGAAATGACAAACACTGTTGAATTTGAAGGCACTGTTTACGATCGGCGTCACGGTGGTGCGTTTGATCGTGGTTCCGCTGACAGCTACTACGATCGTCCGTTTAGTCCTCATCTTTATGTGGGCAATACTGGCACCAGCCAGCTGCTGCGAGCTGAAGAAATGACCGACGAAGAAATTGCAGCCTACACTGCAGGCTTTGAATACAACGAACAGTTTGGCGACAAGAAGAACTGGGGTTGACATGCAAAAAGAAATTGAACTCCGACCCGGCGAAGGCAACTTTTATCTTGCCATGGCATTCCATTGGGTGTTTGTTGCAATTTTCATTGTGCCAGTGGCCTTGTTACTTCTGATTGCAGTCATCAATCCATTTTGGTTCCGCGACGCAATGTTTCGTTGGGTCGAAAGTGGTGTCAATCAACTGAGTCGTTGGCGTAATTACAAGAAGTATCGCATCTATCTTGGCTGCGATCCCAAAGTTTGGCACACCCTCAAAGGAGATTTGAAATGACCATGCCTGCTGGCCGCTATTACATTGGTGACTTGTGCTATGTCATGCACGATGAATGGCACGAAGTCTGTGACTTGTTCTTCCCGCTGGACCAGGTAGTCCGCAACGTCAACGGTGAGTTTGTGCTGAAAGATGGCCGCCGCTTTGCCAGTTTCGGCACAGCCTACGGTGATGGCACTTATCAAAGCAATATCAGCACCAGTCACTCAGTGGATTCTGGTTCAATTGGTTGCATCCGCGTGGAAGACATTCGCGACAACACCTATGCGGACATCGAACAACTGGGTGCCATTGTGGAGTTTGATGCACCGTTTGAAGTGAGCGAAGATCACGGCTTGATCCAGTTTGGTCATGTGCAGATCGAAACTGCCGGCAGCTACGAAACTGAGGAATACGGGTATGAATAAGCAAATTCGACAACTTGCCGAACAAGCTGGTTTTGCACTGTGGGGAGAAGAACAGTGGAATCCTGGTGATGTCGTTGACTGGTCGGCTCGCTATGACAGGGAACTGGAAAAGTTTGCCAAGCTGATTGCTGGAGAATGTGCCAAACTGTTGCCGCCCGAAATGACACACGGCCCGGATGGCAGACCGTTGGAGCAAGTATTCAAACAGCATTTTGGAGTTGAAGAATGAACGAACGTTTTGCAGAGATCAGTCTTGCCGCAGGGGGTAGTCACTACCCCAACGTGAACGCAGCCCTTCAACAACGATTTGGCGAGATGGTTGTGCAACAATGTTGCAAGATTCTCACCGACAATGTAGAAGTAGCGTTAGACGCCAGCGGCAATCCTGTGTATCCCGAAGCACTGATTCGAAAACACTTTGGGCTCAGTGATCAAATGTGATTATTGAAGTTGCGACCCTGGATCCTGCGATATGCAGCCATGGTCTCACTCCAAGCTATCAAATATTCCCAAAAGGCTGTAAAAACTTTTTTCATAATCCCCGCTCCCAGTTATAGCTACGGCTGTCAAATTGACGTTGCCAGTATTCCACATCTCCCACGCTCTGCGGATATTTGCTGGAAATGAATTGGTCCAAACGAGTTTGGTAATCTTGACCAGGAAACATCTCTGCCAGGCGTTCTAACAATTTTGTCATTAGTTGCGACATGATTTTCTCCTTCGAGGTATTTATGTTGCAATACAACATTTTCTCATGGTTTCTACTGAGAAACTGTGATTCAAATCACAGGTTGACCGAATTTTCCCGTTTTGCTATAATTACAACATAGCAACAAAGGAGCGCCACATGGCATACACCCTTCTTCCCAACGCCAGTGCAAATTGGGGCCCGCGCAAGGGCCTGGAAGGCCCGTTTAATTTCTCTGGGCGGGTGTTGTATTATGACAACAAAGAGGGAAAATACTACGATCCGCTGACCGACTTCTACGTGGAGCAGGCAGAAATGGACCAGATCAATCAGCAGTTCTTTGAACGCTTTAAAAAGTAATACTCAAGTATTACAAGTTCTGGTTGACCGAATTTTCCCGTTTTGCTATAATAGAAGCATAGTAAGAAACAAGGAGCTGAAATGAAACTGCTGATCACCACCCAAGTTTACGAAAACTATGCCTGGCGCGAAGACGGTAGCCTGGCCACCGGCGACGACGCCTACTGGAAGGCCAAGGGCGGCGACGAGTATGTGATCCGTGGGGTCGATCCCTTGACTGTGGCCCCGGGCTTGTTGGTGGAGCAGGTTCGCAGTCGAATCGAGCACGACAGCGATGCTTATCGCGAGCACATCCTGGACTGGCAACTGGTGGCCGACGACTACCTTACCCAGTATGAGCAAGATCAGCTGGAGTATGATGGGCACATCGCGTATCCTGCGCAGGAACTGAGTGTGGCCTAAGGTTGACCAAAAATTCCCAATTTGCTATAATATTGACATAGCGTAACAAAACAGGAGCCCCAAATGGATATCAAACGTTTCAAGCAGACCCAAAAGTTTCGCATCATTGTTGGCCAGGCGTGTTTTTACGCCACGGTCAAGCAGATTCGCAACGGTGTAGGCGACTTCACTCAGTGCAATGCCGCTGCTCAGAAGGCGCTGGATACCCTTGAGTTCATGCGTTCAGGTGAAGGTTCTGCAGAAGGAGCCGCATGTGGCATTACCGGCACCTGGGAAGGCATGAACGTTCAACTTAACCTGGCTTAAGGAGTCAAAAATGAAAGATAAAATTTTAATCTGGATCGGTCTCAATCGCAAACCCATTGGCTATACCATTGGTGGTTTCAATCTGTTGGTGGCGCTGAGTCATCTAATTCAGGGCGAAATTGGTCTTGCCATACTGTGGCTGGTGATTGGTGGCATGATTGTGATTGACACTGGCGCACACAAGTAATACTTGAGTATTACAAGTTCTGGTTGACCAGAATTTCCCAATTTGCTATAATATACGCATAGACACACAAAAGGAGCCTGACATGAGTTATGTTGTTGTTGCAAAAGGTACCGGACTTATTGTCACTGACGGTCCCAACAAGAGCCGTGCATACAAGACCTATGGTGCCGCTCGTGCCACCCGCACTCGGCTGTGTAACAAGGCAGGTTGGATGTTGAGTGAGCTCAGCATCGTTGCTCGCAACACTTACCAGGCTCCCAAGGTCACTGTAAAGAATTTGATGAGCGGCAAGCCTGTGGAAATCGACGCAGATACCCCCTGGTGTTGCAACCCTGCCAGCGAAACTTATTGGAGCATGTAAAATGAGCGTTGTTCGCACCCCTGTCACTGGTTATAGCAGCCTGATCCGCGAGCATTGGACTGCTGAAACTGAACAAGAACTGCGCTCGCTCTATGAGCAGATTGAGCGCAACTATCCCAAGCAAGGTTACGGCACCATGCTGGTGCAGGTTCGCCCAGATGCTACCGGTCTTCTGTGGCATGCCGAATTCAGTCGCTTTACCAGCTGCGATTAAACTGTTTGGAGTCTAACATCATGATGGATCCAGTCGTTGCCAACAACCCTGCCCTGTTTCGCAAATACATGAGCATTCCGCGAGTGGATCTCAAACTGTGCGAGTTTGATCGCAATCGTCGAGTGCTCAAACTGACAAGCGAATATATGGGCATGCCTCGAGAGTTCTTTGTTCGCAGTCATCACACCGGCAAGGAAGTGCGTTTTGTTGCAGTGGGTCCCGAAGATGCACTCTACGATCAAGATCAGTGGGACGGCGAGCAACAGGTTTACCGCCCCATGGGTCATGTGCCCCGTGTGGATCACATGGTGATCTACAATCAGTGACAGCATCAACGTCATGAGCTATCAAAAACTGTATCAAATTTCTTGGACACAAGTCTACGAAGCTTGGCCCAAAGAAGAAATTCAAGATCTTTCTGAGGCTCGTGCTGTGTTGGCAAGGATAATGTCTCTATGAATTTTCGTCAATGGGTTCAAGAAAAATGGTATGAGCACTTGGCTGAATTAGAGTCCTACGGACTCCGACCTCAATTTACATCTCAGCAATATTTCAACACCTACAAGCATTGGCTTCGCAGAGAATATCGATACCAAACATGCTCGAGCAGAAATATTCCCGAGACTAAAAGTGTTCTATAACAGTTTGTGATGAGCAATTAAATATGATTG